CCTTAGCCGCTATGAGTCGTGCATGATGTAGACGTTCTTTAAGCTTATCTCTATCTATTGGATACCCACGCCACCGACACGAAGCTACTTGACAAGCAAGGATGCTATCATCATCACCACACTGTAGTAATTTAAGTGGTACTGAACCCACTTTAACTAAGTCTCTTGCTTCTTCGTGTGTTGATCCTGATTGAACAAAACTAAAGTAGTAGTGCAAGCCTCTTGTATATACAACATCATCACGAGCATACTCACGAGCACGATCATTAAATGCCCAGTGAGCAATATGTGTTTTAATTTTCCCAATATCAGGCCATGCTTCTTTCCAGTTGCCGGGTTCGCCCACAGCTAAAGCGTAAGGTGCATAACCCTTTTCTACTGGCTTAGATGATTTGGGTGTATCAACACTTGAAAAGAGTTTAATAGTCTCGGTGTCTACACCTAATGCATCAGCGGCTAATGCTTTTAATGCACTTGAGGGTGCAAACTTTAGAACAATATCCTTAAAGTCTGGATTGATGTCACCTACATCATCGTGTATATCATGTACCTGCCATCTATCTTGTTTGGTCTTATAGCGTGCAAAGTATACATCCTTAAATGGTATTCTTTGCTCTAGCTCTCTAGCTAAATAATGAGCCATTGGTGTGGGTATACGTTTTAGACGTATATCTGACCTATCCATTGTTGACTGATATGGACCCTTACGTGCATGAAGCATTAAGTCTAATGCAGTCTTAGGTTTAATACATGGTCCAAGCCGAGCTTCTTTTTCACAGATTGCATAATTATCAATATGATCTTCTGGTAGCTCATCATATCCTACTTTTCTACCTAATAGTGTTAATGTAGTATACGTCTGACATAGATGAAAATGGTCGAATGCAAGATTGAATCCTACATTCTCTTGCTCCATCATCCACTCAATAAGAATTAATGTTTCTTGAATCTCAGTTCGCCATACTTCATGTAGTGTGATTTCACCACCATCTATAGCATATTGTATGAGTATCGTCGGACCATGAAAGCCACAAGTTTCCGTGTCATAATAAAGCATGGTATCAATCTAAAGGTATAGTTTCACGCCTCTTATACGTGGTCCAACATGGACAGAACTGGCTTCGGGTTCTAGCATAGATTTTATTGATACTACCCTATCACTCTTCTCCCGATAATCAGGTATATAATTATAAGTAAAAATTGGACAGGTCTTAATTTCATGTACAATGGGTACCCAAGGATTAGTGCGGCGTCTAGCTTTCATAGTATGTCTTCCATTGGTCTAACTACACCCTTAGAGTCATGTTGACAATCATCGGTATAGTGAAGATATCCCTGTTTAATGAATACAGTGCATTTGACATGATTCAAGAATCTAGTCTGTATTGATGGTTCAAATGTAGGATTATCGTGTTTACCATTATATGTCCATCCCTCAGAACCACCTATTTTAATCATGTGATTAGACTTGCAGCCAGGACAATAGAACCAATAGTCTAAGGTTCCATCTGGTGATTCGAAAATCTTAAAGTATTTAGTTTGATTTATTAGCATTATAACTCCGCGAGAGCCATACCAATTATGTCACATAATCTGTAGGCTATTATTACATCTGAACGTGTAGCGTCATTTGCCATGCCGTGAATCTTACGCACATAGAATTGTTCACTGTTACGATATTCTTCTCCACACTTCTCGGTGTCTTTCCAATCATCGGCTGATACTTTCTCAAACACTGACCAAGCATCAATCTCAGATTGTAAAACTTCTTCTGTACCACATATAGTTAAGCAATTTCCATTACTTTTTTCAAGAGTCAGTCTATGCATTATTACTTTCAAATATAAAATCGGTGATTATTTTTGCTTCGGAATATGTATGTATCACGGCCTCATATATTCTAAGCTTAATACTTCAGCCTCGTCTTTAATTGACCCATAGACTTCTTCATCACTGATCTCACCCGCAGCCCACGCTAAGATGCGTGTATGTAGTCCAACTGGTATTGGACACTCTGCCAAGTGATCCAACATGTTTAGCATTTCACCCTTGGTGCGTATCTTTTTAGTATTCTTACTAGAAGGACTAGTAGCTGAGCGTCCTTTCTTCTTACTATCTTTAATACGCTTGGCAAAATTGATTGCTGCATCTTCACCACCATTACGATATTCAGTATAAATCTTACGAATATCTGCTTGAGCTAATTCACCTAATGCTGCTGATTCCTGAATCGGTTCTGGTAGCTTTAATACCATGCCGCGTATTTGTACCCAGCCACGAGAAGCATTAATCAACTCCATGATTTCACCTTCTGCATAACCCTCGTGAAACAGTTTCTCCATTGTACGTGCTTCCTGCACAATATTGAGTTGTTCGCGGCTGAGGTTCTCAGATAGATTAAAAGCAATCTGTTGACCATGAGTCATTTCAGTTTCAATAACAATGGCATCAATAGTAGCTGACTCATTAACTCTATGAGCTAGGTAGCGTCGGAAGCCAGCTAGTAAATAATACTTATAGCTTTCAGCATCTAATTTTTGTTGTGGCGTAACAGCTTGTTCTAGTGCCTTGGCTTTTACATCCTCTGTCATTTTTACAACAGAGACAGGTTGAATAAGACCCTGTTTCTGAATACTCTTAGCTAAATCAACGCAATCTGTCATGAGTATTTGACCACGACAATTAAATTCTTGATCTGCAAAGATCTCACCCAATGGAACCTTAATTAACTTCTTATTGGACATTGTGACCCTTTCTATAAAGTCTTGATCTAATTATAGGAACCTTAGTTCCTCTGACATTAAAATACCTAGTAAACCACTCTTGAAACATATTAGTCTGTTTGGGATCAAACATACCAACTCTCGTATAGATTTCAACATCAATTAATACAGTCTGTAAAATATTCATTGTGGGTTTAGCAATAAAAATATCCTCTGTTAAGAATCTTAGATTAGATGGTTGTCCCACTTCAGCGTCGTGATAGTGTATATTTGTCAAGGATGTTGTATGTTGCTGTTGTTTCTCAATACGATTATATTCTTGTGAATCGCCACAAGGTAAAATAGTTAAATATTGTCCTATAGCATAGTCACAACCCGTGGCCATTAATTGATTATCACTAACCATCTTCGATTGTATAATCCTAATACGCTCATCATTTGCAGATAAATTATAAACTTCTTCCTCATGGTCTTTGGCTGCAAGAACAATCAATATATCAAGATCACTATGACTCTGAAATCTACAACTCTCAATAGTTTTTTTCAATCCATTAGCATGTTTCCCAACTGGGATGACTACACTAACTTTCGTTTGTGAATACGTCATTGAGTTGTCCCAGCGTTAGATTCTGTAATCTCTTCTTCTTTTGGAGATTATTTAATACAAGTTTATCTGTCGGTAACAATATTAAGTCTTTAATGACAGCACCCCTATTAGGGTCCATGCCAAGACGGTGGAATCTATCTTCTGACTGCATACGTGCTTCACCATCAAAATCATTACTATAATATAATGTGGTTGGGCTAGCGGTTAATGTCAGAGCCATCCCTGCTGCTTTTGGATGCCCAATGAAACACAATCTTGGATGTAAGGTTTTAAGCTCCTCGTATCTAGGGTGTGATGCATCCATAGCATCTAACAGCTCATCTGCGTCTATGATTGATTTGTCTGCTGCTTGACCTTTGTAACCCTTACCATCTACACGAAGTGTTGTCCAACCCTGTGTATGTGCTATAGCTACAAGACGCTCTAGAGTACCGGTAAAGCCACCAAACACAATATAACGTCCAACATCTTCATGCACATCTAGGTCTTCAATGAAGTATGCATCTTTGGGTGTCTCCGTCATATCCATGTCACGTTCATATTTAGGCACCTCGCATTTGCCTGAACAGTGTGGACATGTTATTTCTTGGATTTCAAAATCGTCAAATGCTACATCTGTTGTTGGTAAAGGATTATCCGTATTATGTTCCTTACCCTCTTTAGGCATGTATGTTCTAAACATACCAGAACCAAGACAATTAGGACACTCTTCTTGACCAATAACCTTCTCACTATATTGGAACCCATCACTGAGTTCTCTAAGTAATGTAAGTGCTGTGATTGCACGACTACTATTGGCTCTAATTATCTTAGCAGCACGTAGTAACTCTACTGTTGGCTTTAGATGAATCTCATCATACTGCTTCTCAGGCAAATCAAGGCAATCCTTCTTGAACTTAACTAATACTAATCCATCCATACGATCATATAAGTAGCTAACTTCATTTCTACTATTTTCAAAAGTGTGCTTTCTATGATTCTCATGGCTGCTAATCTTACCACAAGTGCCACACTTATTCTCATCATCCCACCAAGTTTCAACTTGGAAGTAAACACCACCAGTCAGATTCTCACGTTTCTCCATGAGACATAGACGCTCACGAAACTTGTTCTCTTTGCCTTCTCGCAAGTAGCCGGGCTGTGCAATCTGACACTGCCAGAACCAGTTAACAGGTGACTTAGGTGCTGGTGTACCAGTCATTTCCCAGATTCTAAAATCTGGAACTTCGGTTCGCATATTATCTGCAAGGTGCTTAGCCGCTTTTGAGCGTTGTGCTGTACGATTCTTTAACTTAGATGACTCATCGAAACACACTAATGCTGGTGCTAATTTCCCATCCCACTGATTCATAACCTTAGTGAATTTCTCATAGGTCATCATTCGTGGTGTAAAGTTAGCTTTCCATTTATTTAATTCACGTCCTACAGCACGTACACCCGCTACGGGTCCAATGTACCATATGTTATTCTCATCGGGTGGAATATCATGTGCTTTACACATGTATTCAACAGCTTCAATCCAAGCAAGCGTCTTACCTGTACCCATCTCACCAGCTATGATGCAACCGGGTCTAGAGATCATGAATGCTGCCATCTCATGTTGATGATCACGTAATGGTCTAGTGGTATCAATAGCAGGTAAAGGTGCATCATATGGTGCATACACATTTTCACCAATAAGGAACCTTAGTTGAAAGTCATTATGTTGCGATTTTGAAATCGTCCATTCTTTCTTATCCGGATTCCAACGGGCACCTTCCATAACCTTAACTTCATCTACAAGTTTCCTATTATAGCCAAATTTGACACGAACATTGTCATTATCTTTGCCTATAAGTTTTAATTCTTTCTTAAACCTACCAACTATAAGGCTAGCCACTCGTGTTTCGTTTGGTTCAATATCTAATATCATAAGATTCTTCCTAACTCTGCTGGATAATCACCTAGAGTTGGTTTAATACGTTGTATGTTACACTCACCAAATATCCAATCATACCAATCTCTATGCGTATCATGAATAAATATCGTTGGGCTGTATTGAGAAGTCTCACATAGGAATAATAATCTTGCTAAACATGCTCCGCGTGCCACACCATCAATAAGTATGATCTCATAATCTTTAGGATGACAAACAGTAATATATCTATTTAACCCTAATGGATTCTCTTCGTGTGTAGGGTTTATGGCTATTAACTTCTGCTTACTAAAATCTAATCGCTTATCAGACCTTTGCAACTCATCATGCCATTTTGGATTATGTTCAACAGATGTTAAATCTACATCGTGATTTAATAACCACAATGTGGTACCACCTGAACCATATTCAAACATGCGGGGTTTAGTATCCATGATATCTACTAGCTTATTATATTCAGCTAAAATACATTCACGCTGATTCAAAGACATAAGACACTTCATAATAATAACCCTTCTTTTTCAAACAAGATAAAATCCACCTTTCTGATGTGGGTATTTTTCATACTTCTTAAAACAGTCTCTAAAACCTGCACGCTCTAATAATTGTATAGCATCATTACCTAGAGTACGACATTGTTTGGTTTTATCATTCTGACATAATATATAACAACTATCACGCCACTGTCTAATTGATCCAGAAAAGATTACCATTCTGTGGTACCGTTTTTTTGATGCCTCATGAATCACAGATAAATCGACGCAAGAGAGTACGTCTAGTAAAACGTCCTCTTCTAATTCGTCGATCATTGATACAAAATAGTGATTTAATATAACTTGCGAATCTTGTAAAGATTGTGTTATGCCCTTGGATGGATCTAAAGCACCCATGAAAATATGTGGTTCTCTACCATAGTTAGTACCGTTAAGTGGATTATACTCCATACACTTAGAGTAATACTCCAATAGTGTGGACCAATCACCCATTGTCATTGATAATAGTCTCATTGTTCACCTTAAATTGGGGTCACGGATTTAACTATGGCCCCAATAAAGGAACCTAAGATTGTAGAATCTTAGGTTCCTATTAATTAACGGGCACGTTCCTGTTGTTTAGTTTCATCATCAGAAACTACTTCACCAAGTTTCGTACTCTCTTCAGCTTCAAACTTCTTTATACGTTCCAAGACTTCATCTACATCAGGTAGAACTAGTTCAGTCTGACATGGTTGAATCTTAGGAGCATACCAAGCGAACTGCTTTGTCTCAATATGTTGTGACATAAGTGTCGCACCTTTACGCAATAGTGCAATAAGATTTGGCGACTCACGCCGTGCTGATTTTGTACCCATGAAGAATGTAGCATACTTCTTCTGTTCGGGGATATAGATAAGAACTTCTGGACCAAACATGCATCCTGAATCCTTTCCTTTAGATTCATCCATGATGCGTTTGAACTCACCAATTGGATTCTCGTGTTCATCCACTTCTGGATTAAAGATACTAATTGGCTGGTCAGCACTAGTATCTAAAGCCTTTAGTCGCATGGTCAAAATTGCTACATCGACTTGCTCGCCACAATCCGTGAAATCCTTACCATTTACAAGTGCATAATGATTGATTGGGAATCGACCACTTTTACACTCTTTGGAGTTGGATGTCATTAATTGGATACGTGGGAAAAAATCACCACTAGTAATAATTTGGGCTAAAGCTTTATTCTGTTCAGGTAAAGCTGGCATTTCCGAATCTTGAAAAATTGATAAATCAGTCATTTGTCTATCCCTTTTGAATTAGTAATTATTTAAGTAAATTTACACCTTAGCTGCATCGGCCGCAAGCTTAGCATCTGCTTGAGCCTTAGCCGCTGCTTCAGCCGCCTTCTTAGCCTTCTTAACTGCACGTTCCTGAGTTAGCTTCTTGAGCTTATCTGCGGCTTCACGCTGCTTCTGCTCATGTTGTGCCCTGGCTTCTTCTTGCGAAGATGGGTCCATATGCAACACCCAAGCTACACCCAAACGGAAACCCTCTTCAGCGGTCTTAGCACCTACTGCTTTGATTAGTGTAGGACCGATTTTAGAATCTGCAAATTCTTCTTTCAGGACGCTGACCTTCTGGCAGTGTGGTACAGGACTAAACTCAGTAGGTGCTGCGTCCTTACCCTTACGAATAGCATCCTTAATTTCTTTAACACGCTTCTGAACTTCTGGGACAAACGTAACTGGCGAAGTTTCCATTGCACGAGAAACCCACTCACCACGCTCTTCTTCAGGCAACTTAGCAAGTGCATAAGCGTTATTCAAACAAATCTTGCTGTTATTAATGAGTTTCAGAATCTCAGGATTATTAATAACATTCAACTTGAGACGATCACGCAACCACTGTGTCGACTTGGCAAGCTTTTGAGCAAGCTCAGCTTCAGTCATCATAGTGTTTTCGGTGAGGATACGTTCTAACTGCTTCGAGTACTCGGCTGGCTTAGTTTCAATTTTGTGAACGTTAGCAATTAACTGTGCTTCTAAGACATCCGAATTTGTCATACCTTCACGGATGGTTGCTGGAATCGTTTTTAGACCAGCTTCCTTCGCTGCGGTACTACGTTGTAGTCCATCGATAAGCTCGTAATACTTCTCTTGAGTCTCGGGGTCAACAGCGGGTCGCACCGTGATTGATGCTAGAATCCCTTGCTGTTTGATAGAATCAACTAACGCCTGAAAATCCTCCGAATCCGTATGTACGGGTCGAAGTGATGCAACCGTATTAGGTCGAATCTGATCTAACGGAATCTCTAACAACTTGACTTTGCTATCTTTGCCCATGATTCAAAAATCCTTTTGGTGAGCAGTAAAGGGAACACAGAATCAAATCAACATAGATTTGATCCCAACAATACGTTTGGGAATCTAACAAATTAATTGGCTACACTATACTACACAACTCAACTATGTTTTGTTTTATAACTAGCTAAGTTTACTATTTACTATTTACAACTATTTATACCAACTACTAAATAAATAAATAAAAAAATAGAATAGGTATAGAGACTATATATGCAGTTGTAAGGTAATTAGTAAACCATAATTAGCGACTATAAACCATTGACAATTATAGACTTATATCTTTACCAATAATAAAACAAAACATAGTTGAGTTGTGTAGTATAGTGTATGCCTCGAAAACGACGTAAAAAACGTGTAAAGAGATTTGATTCAAGAATCAAATCAAAGCCTAAGCTAATTAGAGCCTTGGTGTATCGCTATAACATAGCAGAGATTGATGGCCGAATCACTTTAACTATCGCAAACAACACAGGAGCCACTTTTATGTTTATCTACAGGGGTATCAATTCTTGCACTGATACTAGGAGACAAATTAACATAGATTTTAATACTGCAAAGTCCGAATTAAAACGCATGTTAGGTAATGATTTAGGAATCATTGCTCACGAAGAGGCTATTTTTAGAATGGCGGTGAAGAGTTGGTAACTAAAGTTGAAGCGATTGGTAATTTCCTAACAGCTAATACTCATGCAGACCTTGCGGAATTATATTCTCCACAAATGGAATGTCAAGTCAACGTAGCTCAAGATGGTGGAGAGCGTATAGAAGATACTTATCAAGGTAGGCGTTGGCATGGATGGCAGGATGAATCTGGAAATATTTGGAAAAGTTTCCGCATACCATATAAGGCCAATACAGAACCTGAGTTTAATATAGCCTCACGCATGAACTTTAATTTACAAATCCATGCCGAAGGTATAGGCATGACTGGTTGGGACTGGAGTAATAGAGTAAGTAAGTTTGTTGCTTTCGACTTTGATTCTCTAATCAATCATAAATCAGGATTCTCAGTTGAAGAGCTTGATGAGGTTAAGAAAGCAGCACTAGATATCCCTTGGGTGTCTGTGCGTAAAAGCACGTCGGGTACTGGCTTTCATATCTATATCTTATTAGATGACGTGCCGACTGAGAATCATACAGTACATGCTGGATTAGCCCGTGCTATACTTGGTAAAATGTCAGCAATAGCTGGCTTTGACTTCAATTCTAAGGTTGACGTTTGTGGTGGTAACATGTGGGTCTGGCACCGTAAGATGCGAGAATCACATGATGGCTTAAAGCTAATTAAACAAGGTGATGTTCTTGAGGACATACCACCTAATTGGCGTGATCATGCTAAGATGTTAACCAAAAAGGGTAGACGTGCCAATCTCAATCATGACGTAAATACACCAGCCGCGTTAGCATCTATACGTGCTCAAATAAAATTAGACGGCTCGCATCAAGAACTTATAACACATCTAGAATCTATTGGTGCAATGTGGTGGTGGGATCAAGATTTACATATGCTTGTCACGCATACATCAGTGTTAAAAGAAGTACACGAGGAATTGAACTTTGAAGGATTCTTCGACACGAACTCAACTGGAAAAAACCTTGACGAACAGAATTGCTTTTGCTTTCCCTTAAAGAATGGAGCATGGAGTGTTCGTAGATATTCTCAAGGGTGTAGTGAACATGAGTCTTGGGACACAGATGCTAGTGGTTGGACACGGACATATCTTAACAGTGTACCCGACTTTGCATCAGCATGTCGTGCTTACGGTGGTGTAGAAGACCCGAAGGGCGGCTTTAGATTTAGAGAAGTTGAAGTTGCTCAAAAAGCTGCTAAGTTATTAAAAGCAGACATACAGTGTGCTGTTGGTTTATTATCAAGATCTTGTGTACTTAAACAACATAAAGATGGTAGACTCATTACTGAGATTAAGCGTGATCCAAATGATCCGCCCAATGAGATGCCCGGTTGGTTTACAGAAGGAAACAAACCTTGGACACGAATATTCAATATTCGTATTGATACAAACAAAGAGACAGAAACAGCGGTAGCTGATGATATCGTTCGTCACTTGATTACACAATCAAATGAAGAGACAGGTTGGTTCCTTAGTATTGAAGATAGATGGGTACAAGAGACTTTAACTAATATACGTGTTGCCCTCAAAAGCATGGGTATGAATGAAAAGCAAGTGTCTAATACTTTAGGTACTTCTGTATTCCAAGCCTTCACACTGGTTAATAAACCTTTTCAACCCGAGTATCCAGGCGATAGACAGTGGAATCGCAATGCTGCTAGTTTTCGATACGTACCCACTGAGGAATCAGACAATCTTCATTATCCAACATGGCTTAAAATCCTTAAACATGCTGGTGATGGATTAACTGATACTGTACGTGATGAACCTTGGTGCAAAGCTAATGGTATTATAACGGGATCAGACTATCTGAAATGCTGGATAGCATCTATGTTTCAGTTTCCTGATCGTCCTTTACCTTACTTATTCTTTTATTCAAAGAGTCAAAATACTGGTAAGAGTACATTCCATGAAGCACTCAGAACACTACTCACAAGTGGTTATCAGAAAGCGGAAGCAGCCGTCACCAATCCGACTGGGTACAATGGTGAATTGGAAGGAGCTATACTGTGTTCAATCGAAGAAATTAATCTCAAGAGAGATAAAACTGCGTATAATAGGATTAAGGATTGGGTCACTTCCCCGGATATACTCATACACCCGAAGGGCAAGACACCGTACCAGACACCCAACACGACACACTGGATACAATGTTCCAATGACCATAATGCATGTCCGGTCTTCCCAGGCGATACACGCATTACTATGTGCAATGTGCAAGCCTTAGACCCCTTGGACCTTATACCAAAGCGTAAGCTCTTTCAAATGTTAGATGCTGAGGCTCCGGATTTTCTAGCTGCCATCCTAGCACTAGAGATTCCAGAATCTAATGATCGTCTTAATGTCCCTGTAATTAATACCGGTGACAAGATGATGCTAGAAGGCTCTAATGAAAATATGCTAGATGCATTCATTCGCGATCAGTATGATTATATACCCGGAAATATGATAAAGCTAAGTAACTTTTACGAACACTTTATACGTTGGTTGCCGGAGAATGAAAAAAACATATGGTCAAAGATTAAGATGGGTCGTGAGCTTGACCCTTCTAAGCATCCAAAGGCACGAACACAACAAGACCCAAGCTTCTTTGTTGGCAATATAGCACGTAAGGGTGCAGCTTCTGAACCGGGTCGGCATCTTGTAGTAAAGACAAAAGGCTCCTATGAAGTTCTTGTTCCAAAGGGAGCAACTAATGATTAGGGATGCATTAAAGAAACTAACACAAGATCAATACAATGAGATCATGGAAGCGTTCAATGATGAAATCAGTTATATAATAAAATTAGATGGTGGAGAATACATTGCTGTACACTTCACTCCTGATCCTAGAATCTATACTGAAAAAGATAGAACTGAATACTGGTCGGCAGGTGAATACAATGAGGATAAATAATGAATTGTTATAAATGTGGGACACCAATCTCACGAATGTTATGTCATGCTTGTAAGTTTAGTAATTTAACTGATGCCATTAAGAATAGACAAGCTTATTTGTACGGTGTCACAGGCTTAGCTGGTTCAGGTAAAACTACATTTGCAAAGTATATTATTGATCAAACTAAGACTGGGACTATTATACCCTTTGCTGCTAAGGTTAAAGAGTTTGCAAAATTACTTGGCTGGGATGGAGAGAAAGATGCTAAGGGTCGTCGTCTACTACAACTAATTGGTACAGAATGTGGACGTGAATGTATTGATCCTGACCTATGGGTAATGGCCTGGCATGAATCAGTAAAATATAATGTTATAAGGCAAACACCAATAATCTTTATTGCTGATGATATTCGTTTTGATAACGAAGCAGAAGCTATTTTGGCTTTAGGTGGTACAGTCATTAAGATAACGGGACGTAATAGTGGTGTTGGTACAGAACACGCTAGTGAATCTGGTATTTCAGATAACCTTATTCATAGACGCATCAATAATACACATTCAATAAGTGAACTAAGAAAGGAAGCAGCTAAATATGCGAACATTACATGACGCTTGGGACGATTTTGAAATCCCAAAAGATAAATCTGAGATTGTTAAAGCCCCATTTGCTTTTGCCGGAGGTAAAGAACGTAGTATATTACACTTAATACCTCTACTACCAGTAGAACGTGCTTGGGTAGATTGTTGTGGTGGCTCAGGTATAGTAACATTGAATCGTGCAAAGTCTGAAATTGAAATTTATAATGACAGATGGTCTGCACTAACAGATTTTTATAAAGTTATTCAAGATCCAGAAATGTTTGAAACGTTCACTGGTATGGTTGATGTCAGCATCCACTCTCAAGAAACATGGGAATGGGCACATGTGGCACAACATGACGCTTCTGATCCCATGAAGAGAGCATTTGCATGGTATTATAATAATATCTATTCTTTTGCTGCGCTAGGTAGAAACTTTGGTCGTGCTACTAGAGGTACAACACCCCTAGCCAAAAAGATCGATAAAAAAATACCTCACTTTCGTGTCATACATGAACGCATGAAACACGTTCAAGTCGTTAATTCAACAGTATTAAATTGTCTAAGAGATTATGATGATTATGATACAGTATTCTATATTGATCCACCATACTATCCTGAGTCGCCTGGTATCTACAAGCACAGCATGAAGAAACCTGATCATGTATTGATGCTTAAATCAATATTCAAAGTCAAAGGATTTGTAGCTTTATCTGGTTATGAAAATGAGTTATATGATTCACCTGAGTGGGATTGGGATAGTCGGCATTCATGGAAAAGTATAGTTACTATAAAGGCACCATCGTTAGAAGGAAATAATAGAGAAGGTACAGAATTAATTCACAAACGTGATGAAGCAGAAGAAGTCCTCTGGATAAAGGAAGCAAGATGAAAGATGTACTACAATTAATCAAACACCAGCCACATGACCATCAAGCACTTTTAGAAGGTATACGTATCTTAAAGAAGCGAGCACGTATGCTTGATGTTGTGACACTTTATATTAAGTCACCATTTGGTGCACACCATAACACGTTCTTTATTAAACACGAAAATGAGAATGATGATGCATACGAGTGTGAGAAAGCATTTTCAAAAATTATGTCAGACCACTTAAATAGTATAGCACACTCTACATTGAAGGCTATGGAGAAATGATCTTAAAATCTCAACAACATTTGAATGGTGATCAGATTGTCGCAATAGATGTAGAGACAACTGGTGTGGTAGTAGGCTATAGTGAGATATGTCAATTATCGATGATACCACTTGATAATTTCTATAACTTACGCCCAGAAATTTTACCACTTAATATATTTATACGTCCTGACTGCCCAGAACGTATAGACCCAGAGGCTATGAAAAAGAATAGAATAAAACGTGACAGTCTTATTAAATATGGTATAGATACTGAGAAAGCTAAAGACCTTGTAGAAGATTGGATCGAGAAACTTGAGCTACCATATAATAAATATGGTACACGTAGATGTCGTATTATTCCACTTGGTCATAACTTTGGATTTGATACAGCTTTCTTACAAGAGTGGTTAGGTAAAGAATTATATAGCTCGTGGTTTAGTGTCTTTGTACGGGACACTATGACTACAGCACTATTCTTAAATGATAAAGCTGCGATGAAAGGCCAACAAGTTCCCTTTTCAAAGGTCACACTTGTCTACTTAGCATCGCAGCTTAAAGTTAAATATAATAATGCTCATAATGCTCTAGCTGATTGTATGGCTACAGCAAATGTTTACAAACAAATGATGATGGATCAAGGAGCTAAGAATCTATGAGAATAATAACATATAAGACTCAGTTGATTGGGATAAAAGGGGAAGAAGCTAGCTCACGAAACTCAATATCACAGTCACCTACAGCTTGATAGATCAATGGACGGTGAGTTAAAAATCTCTTAGGATCACCAGCCTTACTCGATGTATAGCCTATGCAATCTGCATAGGCTATATTTTTAGTCATACTTGCGTCGAATCCAAGCATTATGAAATTTCTAATACCTAAGTCTTTCAATAACTTAATTGCCATAACGACGGTCAAGGTATTTGATGCACAACCATATGTCTCTGGTGTATATAATTTATAAAACTTATCTTCATTCTTTGAGCATATTGCATGTCTGTTCAATAGCAGCTTAGCTTTAGGATTGTAGCATTTATCTTCTAATGTAGAGTCTTGTTGTAAAGTATAAACATCTTGATCTAGTTCAAGCTCAACGATCTTATGTACGGATTCATTCATACAGAAGATAGGATATGGCTCCTCAAAATCACCACAGCTAATATTATCTAAAGATGGTCCCTTACCAATTAGATAAGCAGTATCTGTATTAAGACTAATGATTTGTACATCAATTTCAGTGTCAAGTTTAGTGTGCCATCGCTTCTCACTACCGGGCACTGGTGCATAGTTACGATTAATCTCAGTTACTAGTTTTGTATTGGCACGGGGTAAAATGAATGTTCCATCATTCATTAAGCGAGCACCCAATTCTTTAGGGTATAGACCTGTCATATGTTTGTATCTCCTACTAGCTTGATTATGTTGGATGACCGCTTCCGGTCCTATAGCATCAAAAATCTTAGTGTAAGACTGAGGTAGATTATAAAATCTAACTTCCTTGTCTTTCTCTAAGACACGTTGTAATACTCGTTGGTCCCACTCATCTGAATTTAATGATTGTTCATATATCCACTTATTTAATAGATTCTTAGCTGCTTTTGTTGTATTAAAATAGAGTGTACCACTGAGTAATTCACCATTTGGTCTAACATGTGCAGCTACATCACAGTCTAATACTCCAAACAATGAAGGCTCTTGCATTACGACAGCATCTGCATCTACAAAAACGAGGGGTTGTTTATATGCATCTAAGGCTCGTCGTATAACTATAGGCTTTATACTACAATTACGCACCCATGAACCTAAGCTTAATACACCGTATAAATGATATTGTAGCTTATAATGTAATAATGATAACTCTAGTAGTTTCACTTCTTTTTCGTAGCTTGTTCCTCTGGTGTAATAACTGATGAAGATTGGATCCATTTAATATCTCCTTGACATTCTACACAAGTATGCCTACCTACTATTTTATTTATGACATCACAAATACGCATAACTTTTGTACAACATCCATCTGATTTTATTTCTGTGATCCGATGATCACAATCAGATAATGCAGGTAGGAATACGAAAGGATCACCGGGATCACGTTCATAACCGTCGGGAACAACTGGTGGTTGTCCTCGACGAGGAGCGAGTAATTTCCCATCTGGGAGCTTTCTCAGTCTCATATTTATCTCACAGACTCAGAATAAGAGCAGTTGTGAATTTATTCAACACGCTTACAACAATATTACTAATAGTCTTACGTAACTCTTTTTCTTCAATAGCTGCAATGGTTGAAAGATTAGCATATAATAGATGCAGATTACTTTTATGTATATCAGAAATCTCAGGGTCAGTAACCATTTCACCTAGAATAAAATTAATATCACTTACTACTTGAGCTACCTTTGTTTTAGTATCACCAGTAAAACGATCTATAATCTTTTGTAGACCCTTTTGTATTTCTATTTTAACTAATTCATCCATTGTCATTCAATCCCATATAAGAGTTCTGTGTAATCGGCAACATAACGATCACGGATTCTAAGATCAAAGCTAGTTAATGTTGTATCTTCGTGAATGAAAATATTATATTCTGGTACAACAGTCTTATAAAATAAATCTGCTTCATTCCATCTTATATTAGTGTCAGCTACAAAAGCATCTACGACCTCAGTGGCCTCAACAGTATTTTTATATTCTGCCCATTCATAACCAACAGTGCTGCCAAAATCCTTATTAGCTTTAGTGAACGCACCATTGCACCCTGTTAATAGTACCAACAGTATAATTAAATTAATCTTTTTCATTTTGTTGTCCAGCTTTGTCTACACTACCCTGAGCAATTAGGTAACCAAGATTCGTTAATGTAGAGATAATAGAACCAGCAATAACATTAATGCCACTAATAGTATCAGCCTCATTGGGCCAAAATATTAGAGCAACACCAATTAGATTACCTACAATGGTAATCCATAATTTACGAGACTTCAGTTTTTCCATGTTATTCCTTAGAATAGGGTGGGTTGATGTATGCCTAAACCAGCTTGCGTCACTACACTGCAAATGTATTGGTATCCGTCTAGTGTCCAATCCTCTTCTGGATTCTCCGAATCTGTATGATCCCCTTCCTTATACCATTGTGCCGTACCTGTACTATAATCGTATTCACCGCCCCATAGTTGACTATCATCTAAGACACCATTATCACTATAATTACCGAAACAAAAACAGTTTATAGTATTTACCATTGGGTGTTGTACATTAACAAAATTCTTTTTACCCACACTATTATCTGTCTCTGGGTTCACACCGGCAGAAGTGAAAACATCATGTATCCAGTAACTTGTTATAGGATTACCATCTATCATAGACCATAAGAAATAACCGGGCATGAAGTGTCTATCATCACGTGTTGTCGGTCTATATGATCCTATAGT